TTGTCCAATAATATCTGAACGAATAAGCGTATTTGTTGATCCTAAAAATTTACAAAGCACTTCTTGATTAAATTTAACTTCACCTAAAAGTCTTTTTTGTTCATCTGCCCATTTTTCATCTCTACCAGGAACTTTCCAATACGGAACAGTAAATGGCACAAAATCATTTCTACCTTGTTCAGCATCGTTCCAAAATTTCCAAAAATGATTATATCCCAATGGAGTAGATGCCATTATAATTTTAGTGGTTTTACCAGAAGAAATTACTGGATATGTTGCAGCAAAAAATTGTTCCGCAATATTATTTGGTATGATGGCGGCCTCATCAATCATAATGAGATTACAATTGTGATTGATTACACCATTAGCCCAATATGAATGTGTGCCTTCTACTTCATACATATCATAAACATTTTCTGGTTCAATTTCTAAAATTTCAATTATTTCTTTATCAGATATATAATCACCAACATCTAACAAATCGGCATAAATCCAATTATTATCAATTAAAAATTTATGTTCTGGGGTTACTTTTATTTCAGTCCCACCAAAAAATTTAAAATGTAATAATCTTTCTGGAATACCTTGATTTAATATTCCTTGAAAATTTTTGAATCCTTTTTCAGTAAGAATTTCCATCAAATAGGTTTCCTTGGTTTTGGTAAAGCACCTCTAATAAAACCGGCTGGAATTTCATCAGTGTCTTTATATATTTTAACAATTAAACCATTATTATAAGCAACACCACGTTTTATTCCAGCACTAACACTTCCTTTAATAAAATTTTCTGGAATTTCAAAAATATCATTAAAATATTTCACTTCTTTGGTTTCTTTATGATATGCAGCGATTTTTCCTTTAATAGAAGATGGAAGTCCTTTGATTGATTCACTTATTTTTTTACATGTTTCTTGACTTCGTTTCATCCCTCTATGTTTATTTGCTGTTTTTTCAATTTTTTCTGGATTTTTATTAATTTTAAGCATTCGTTCTTGATGTTTTTCTGGATTATTTTTAATAAAATTTTTTACTCCAATTCCTATTTTATTTTTTTGATTTTTAGATAATGGTTTTCCAGAAAATGTTTTTCTAGCTTTTTCTGCTAACAATTTACTTTTTTCTTCTTTTGTTAACCTAGAATTATATAAATTTAATGCTTGTTGTTGTCGTTCTTTATCAAGATATTCATAAGCACCTTCACCGATTAAATTAATCAATCTGCGTCTAGTAGTAACATTTTCATTTTGGGTTAATTCAATAAAATCTAAATAAACAACTCCGGTTTTTACATTTCTAATTTTAACATTTTTTGCATTGGAAAAATATTTATTACCAGAATGTAATTTAGAAATTTCTTGTTTTCTTTCTTCTGTGTGGTGTTTTCCATAAAAACCAGAATTTTCACCATATAATATTAAAACATTTCCACCAATAGACATATTGTATGTATTTTTATCTAATGTAAATTCTTTATTAACAAGAGTTTTTTCTAATTGTTCTGCTTCTTCTCTAGTATCAAAAACACCTAAAAGTTCTTGATAAAAGGAATCTGGACCATATTTTTCTACTGCAAGTTTTAGTATTTTTCCAGAACCCAAATAATTATCTTTAAATACACTTCCAGTTTCGGCTTTTTCACATAATATTAAATCATCAGCAATTTGGTGAAAACCAATATAAATTTTATTATTGACTTTGTTAGTAGTTTTATATACAGTGTATTTCATTTTAGTAGAATCTTTTATTTCGGTGAATCTACTATTATTTATAAAAAATGAAATTTCTCCGTAGTAAATATCATCACCATTACAAATACATATTTTAGTATCTCCTGTTACGCAAGATCTTCCACGAAGTCCAGAAGCAGATGTTGCAGCAGTAAAAATTTTAGATCCATTTTCTAATTCAAGAGAGCCTTTATTCCACGAATTAAGTCCTTGTTGCATCCATAATGGAACATGCTCATACATTAATTGATATCGAGATAAAACTTCCCTGGCTGTTTCATCCTTGTTGGCTACAATTGCAACTGTTTTATTAGATTGAAATAATGTATACCATAAAATATATCCCACAGATAATTGTGTTTTTGATGATTGGCGGGGTAAAAGTGCCGCCACCATCCTATTATTATGAATTATTTTTACAAAATCCTTTTGAAAATCCCATAATTTAAATGGTTGTATACCATGATCCAATGTTACGATATAACCATAATTTTCTAAAAAATATATTGGATCTTCTGCACATTTTGCTAATTCTACAATTTGATCTTCTGTATATTCAAATTGTACCCCGATCTTTTTTAAATTGGGATTTCCACTATAATTTATTCTATCTTGCTTTTTTAAGACAGTCATTTAATCTTCCATTAAACTCTTAAACATCCATTGATATTTTTCATGTATCTCAATCCGACCACCAATGTAATTTACTAATCCTTCCTTTTCATACTTTTGGGCCAATTTTAACGCCACTTTCATGGTATTAATAATTGTTTTATTATCTTCAATCAATTGATTTAGCATTTCATCAGATTTTAATATTTTTGTTTCACATTTAATTTCACTTAATTCTAAAAATCTATACATTGATCCTGGGGCAAAGGAATCTAATGCTCTAATATGTTCAGCAATAAAATCATTGGCAGTTTGTAAATCGGTATATATCAATTTAAAAAAATCATGTAATTGAATAAATCGTTTTCCAGTAATGTTCCAATGAAATCCCAACACTTTCACATATAAACTAAAATTATCTGCCAAATATTTTTTAATAATATCAATCAATATTTCCATCAGTTGTAATCTCTTTAATTTGATTGTCTTTAATTATTTTTAACAATTCTTTAGTTGAACCAACAAAGACGGCTTGGTTTACATTTATATCACCGGAAGAATTTTTGGTTTCTCGGGGAATTACTAATTCATGTTTTCGTTTTTGTATTTCCAACAAATCCTTATTAAGTTCTGAAATATTTTTAATAAAATTTGCAGCAACTTCAAATGCTCTTGGATGTTCGGAATCTTTAGCAATATTTAATATTTCATCTATTGCATCATGTCCTTTAATAATAAGTTCTCGGATATTTCTTCTTGCAAACTCGACATCAGATTCTATTGTAGATTCAACATTGGAATGCGATTCAACACTTACACTTAATTCTGTAGAATTTGATGTGTCTACAAATGTAGTATCGGTTACAATATCAGAAAATTCTTCTAGTGTTGGATTAAGATCAAATATAGTTTCAAAATCTTTATCAAAGGTTTTCATTAGCCATACTCTATGATTGATTCAGAATAACCATAATCATCTTCAGGTTCAGCATCTTCTGGATCAGGTTTAACTATTATCATTACATTTTTTGTTGGTGGTTGGTTGGATGATAATACGGTATATCTGGCATTGGTATAGTTGCCTATTATTACATCATTGGGTTCTAATAATTCAGTTAATTCACCGGCAACAAATAATCCAGTAGAATTATTGGCAAAATATATAACTTTTCCTTTTGTTGATTTATTTCTTACCGTAAATACTTCTGATATTGCAAAAGTACCAAAACCATTAGCAACATCTACATAAACTTCTTGTGCTTCTTTAACTCTATTATCGGTATATAAATTAATATATGCACCACCATAACCACCCTGCCCGTCTGGTCCGCCAACATCAGACCACATGCCAATTAATCCTTGACCACTACTTTTTACAGGTGGAAATATATATCCTTTAGCAGTAAACGTTAAATCCCATATAATCAGTCGTGTAGTATTCATATCTCCTTCATAATCTACTTCTGTGGTTACAGTATTTAATATGATAGGCATATTATATGTTCGATTCATTTCTGGATTAAAATCAACCGATACAGTAAAATCTGGTGCAAAATATGGAAGAATTTGTTCTACTATTTGAGTGCCATCTTCAACGTTTCTTACATAAATTGATAATGTAAAATCAAAATTGTATGGTACTGGTGCAAATTGAGTTTTTAAACCTTCTTCAGTAGAATATTGAAAATTATTTAATGTTGCTTGTTGTTTTCTAGCTGA